ATATTCTATCATTAACAAGAAGCTCAACGCCGCCTAGTTTTCTTGGCTCTTTAAGGAAAGTGAATCTTGAATTAGCCGCCGGTATTATTGAAGAGTCAGAGACCTCAAACCATTTAGGAGTAAAGCCGCCGTCAATATCTGTTATGCGCCCCCTTACAATCTCAGTAGTAACATCTGATGTTAGGTCATCTGTTAATTCAATCTCAGCCTCTATATACTCGCCGACAACCCGACCATGGAAAGATTCAAAGGTAAAAACAAATACACTTCCGTCATAGTAATTATAAGCTGTTCCGGTGTTTTCTTTTTCAGCCGCGTAGATAATGTCTTCAACGCGTCCATTAGTGTTATAGGCTTGGAGAAAACCACGCTCCCAAACAAGAGCGTAACCGTCTCCATTAATTGGATTAAATGGAATAACTATATTAGAATATATTTCATCAAAGACAGTGCTGTTTAAGTGCTTAGTATTAGGTCTAAGCCTTGCCGGTCCTTGAGGGGTTGGAATAAAATTTTCCATTCTCTCAACCGCAGCTCCATATATTTGTGAATCTGTCCTTCCCTGTAAATCTCTTGAGATCTCACCTTGATGAAAAGTTTTAACAACAGGACTTATTTTAGACATTAGCGAATGCGCCTTTTTACAATTCGAGGACTAAAGTTCGAAGTCCTTTTAATTGGAGATTCTACAGCATCCCTAACACCCGCTAGAATCATAATGCCTTTAAAGTCTTGCTTTAATTGCTCTTTCTTATTAGCTGAAATGTTCATTATCTTAGGACCAATATTATGAGCCATATATAAAGGAAGGGCCATTGCAAAAATTGAATCAAACTTTGATACAGCTTCACAGTCATAAACATATTTAAGTGGAAGCCCTTCAGTGCTTGAAAAATCATTTATTAGAAGCTCACCGTTTTCTACAGCGTAATCAGCTTTCTGCACTCTATTTTCAGAGCCAACTTTTATTAAATTAATATAATCTAGTGGAAGTGCGTATTTAGCTTCGTAATCAAACTCTGGAATGTCTACAAGCTTTACTAGAAGATCTCTTTTCGTTGCAAAGTTCCAAGGAAACATTGAAAGGACCGCTCGTCTTGAGGGGTCATACCATCTTTCTAATATCTTTTCTGTTCTAGACTCTGGAGTGTCTATGCTATTTATCGGGCTTTGCCCTAACAAATCAAGGGTGAGATTTGCCATGTCCGTTTTTGATGTTGGTTTAGACATTGCTTCACACTCCTTTTTTAAATTAAAGACCGAGCGGGAAAATAACTAAAAAACCGCTCAGTCAGGATAATTAAAGTTTAACTAAAGCTTCGATTAAGAAGCTTCAGTAGTTGTTAGTAACTGAACTCTAGAACCTTCAGTCCTTACAGCTCCAAAAGATCCGGTTGCTTGTAAGTAGTAAGTGTCTACTCTTGTTTCATCACGTCTTAACTCAATGTTGATCTCTTTTTGAATACCAAAACAAAGAGCGCCTTTTGTGAAAGCAACACATGTTCTAATAGCCGTATCAACATCTAGCATTGGGTTTGCGGCGTTTGCAGCATACTTGATTAAGTTAAAGCCAGAAGCTCTTTTCATACGACCTTGCTCCATGAAGTAATCACGAACGTAATCTTGTGAAGTTAGCTTTTGATCTTTCATCAACACTTCATGCTCTTGACCAGTGATAGCTAAAAACTTTTCAGCGCTATCTAGATCTGTTCCGTGATCATTATCAATGAAGTTTCTGTCTAAAGTAAGTAGGTCTTCGTAAGTAAGTCCTGCTTCTGCATCAACACTAATAACCCCATCGTTAACAGCTGTTACTGTAGTTTCAAAGTTTTCACCTGTAAGAACTGAACCTGTAAGAGCTGCAAAACCTGTGCGGTCAAAACGTCTCATCATAGCTGCTGCAATTTTCTTGTGGTATCCGTTTTGAATGTCAAAAAGAGCCTCAAGGTTGTCTCTACCATCCCAAGGAAGTGACAACTGCCATCTTTGCGGAGTGATCTTTCTTCTTGTGTGTGCAAGGTCAGCAAAGTCATTTACTGCAAAACGAGAGTTAGCATCTACAGCTTCAAGGCCTGCACCTAAACCGTCATAAGCCATTGACTTACCGCTAAAATATTTTACTTCTGATACTGGTCTAAGACGTGACTCTTCTTGCTCTGCTGCAAGGTGAACCATGTCTGTAAATTCTTGTATTCTTGTTACGTCAATTGACGTTCCTGCCGGATTTGTTGCCATTATAAACCTCCTAAAGTTTTTCGTAATTGGCTAAAAGTTTTATCTTTCGACCAGCTACCCCAAACATTCAGGACCGTTCTTATAAATTAGGTTTATCACACCCCTATTTATTCATAGGTGAGTAAAGGACTCCTAAAAGCTACCCTATACTCACCTATTTTAATTCTGCTTAAAATTTACAACAAGTAGTGAATACCAGCGTATACTTACGTATTCTTATACTTCATTGCTCTAATCTCATCCCATCTTGCTTTGAGCGCTTCACCTTGTGGCGTTGGCTTTCCGAAGTGTGGATCATTGTAAAGCTTTCTTTGTTCTTCATCTATTTGAACCGCTGATAAATGTTCACCCGCACCGTCTCCTGAACCATCAGCATTTAAAGGTTGATCTTCAGCTTTTAAAGCGTCCATAGACTTTTTAATAGCGTAGGTAATTGTTAAAAGTGATTTATCATCAAGGCTTGCAAAATCAGCTCTAATATTATCCGGCACTATGTTTTTTAAATGAGTGATCACTTCAGCGCTCGTTTGTTTAAAGCCCTCACTACCTCCGAAAGTTTCTTCAGCAATCTTTGTAAACTCGGCTTCCTGGGCTTTTTTACTTTCTGTATCAGTCCCCATTTTAGTTTTCACAACTTCATTAAGACCCCTCATAAGCTCTTTAGCCTGTCTTGGTGCTAAGCCTGCTTTATGGATTATGGCTTTCATCTGTGCTATTTGCTCATCAGTTCTTTCAATCCCTTCAACCTTTTCAAACTCATAGTCATCAGGTGTTTTAGGGCGACCCATTTGATCATAAAACTTATCGTAATCTTCATCAGTGCCCTCACTTGGCTCTGAGCTTTTTTTACCTATTAGCTTGTTGGCGTTGATCAGCTGGTTAGCTAAATCATTGTTGTCTTTAACGTTTTGCAAAACAGGGTTTGATCTTAAGTCCTCATTAAAAGAATTAAGAAAATCGGCATTACCAACGCCGCCACCTTCTGAAACGCTTTGTCTAAAGCTTTGACCTTCACCTTGTTCTGTATTTGTTGTTTGTTGATCTTCACTCATAAAATCTCCTTGGTTATTTATATTCAATCTTTTTTAAAATGCTTTCATCAATCATTGGTCTTAACTTAATCCATACAAGTCTAGCGCCTTCTGCTACTAATACATTTTCAGCACACACCCTCCCATCTGGGAAAGAAATTGACGTGGTATTGAACCCGCACTGATCTTTAATAGCCCTTAAAACGTTCTCACCTTTGGGGCTTGAGAAGACTTCTTTAAAATCGGCTTTTAATTTTTCAGCCTTTCTCTTGGCCTCGGCTTGTTTTTCTTTGATCTCATCTTTAGGAAGTTTAATTTTATTGTTGTCCCGCATTTTGAGCCTCCTGCATTTGTTTTTGTAGTGTTAAATCATTTGATTGATTTGTGCGTTCAAGGTCCGCTTGGGCTTGTTGTGCAATTGCTTCTCTAATCTTTTTAACCTCATCCTCCGCTCTTAAAATACTTTGAGGCGCTGCTAAGTTTTTTCTTATTAATCTTAAAGCTTCATCAGTGTTTAAAAGATGTAAGACGTTTGGATCTAACTCAGCTAAACCTCGAGCTTGCATAAAGAGCTGTATAATGCTGTTTAGTTCTTCAGCGCTTTGCATAGATGCAGCAGGTGAATTGTATTCAATCTCATAAAAATCTTCGCCCTTTACAATTAAAGCTGCAATGTCATCAGGAATAAGCTCCGGCTCCTCTCCCTTTTCTAGTGCAATATTGTATTCATCTGAATCTTTAACCACACCATAGCGGCCTTTTCTAAACTGAATAGCAAAGGCCCTCTTTATTTCAGGCGTGAACTTCTCAGCAATGTATCTTGAAAAGACTGATGTGTTTCCCTGTCCCCTGATCTCAGATCTTTTTGAAGTCTCGTAAGCCGTCATCTGTGTTTGATTGTTAAAGTCTAAAAGCCTGTCTAAACTAAAAGCCTCGTTAATGCTTTCTTTAAGTCTTAAAACCTCATTTTCAATTGAATTAATATTAATAGAAGGTAGCAATCTTGAAATTGGTTCAGATGTCGAGCCTAAGATTGGATTGATTGGAGTCATCCCATCTGGACTTGAATCAATCTCATCCCCTGCAATTGCATTAACGTCATACTTTAGCGCAGGCCTTGCTTCGTTTTCTAAAATTATTTCTCTTAATTGTATCTTTCTATTGATCTCAATGATTGTTGCCATTGTGATGATTGAAGGGCTTTTGCCGTAAGGACTATCTGAATCTTTATAAAACCTTGATACTGTAACAGGGCGCTCGTAAAACTTTGCTTTTTTAAGAAAACTCTTGCCGTCCATTTCAAAATGCACTGATTCAAACTTAAAAGCATCTTTCTTCTTAGCGCCCTTAACAGGTTCAATGGCTTGGATTATTGCAAACTTATCTGAAGTCCTTCCGTTCTTATAAGCTTCATTTACTTTAGCTGAAACTTTGTTTATGCCGTATGTGTCTACAATTCTTTCAGCAGTCCACGTGTCTTTATAATAAATGACATTGATAAAGCCATGTCGACCCTCTTCAAAGTAAATATTGTTAATGCCCCATGAAGTGAATTTAAAGTCAGTGTCTTCATCTTCACTTAAAAAGGTTGCACCTGGACCGAAGGCTAAATTGTTTGAAACATGTGTTTCTAAAGACAAGTTATAACCAACCTCGGGAGAATCTAGAGCCTTAGTTAGAGTTTTATTAGATCTTGCAATCCAGTCTATGTTTTCTTTAATCTTTGGAATTTTATCAACAAGGTTAAGCTTTACAGTTCTTTGAGCGTTGGGCCACATAATCCCCATGTACATTGATACAGCTTTTTTTAATGAGTTAGGAGCTGTTGAATCATAAGCCTCTTTGTCGTTATCAGTGCTGTCATCGGTATCATAATCGCCTTCTAAAAGAACAAAGCGGTTTACGTTTTCATACTTAATGTCATTCTTATT